TCATGAGATATAAAGATCTAATTCTAAAAAAAATAGAAAAACAAATTAATACTATGAATCTTATCAAGCACTTCTCTCAAAGAGGTGAGCATATTCAAGTAAATGAAACAATTGATAAATCTAAAGAAGATTTAGAAAGTATTCAAACATTAATAAATAACGAATTTCAATCTTAAATATGGTTTTAACAGCGGAGCAGGTAAAAGCTAACTATGATGTTTTATTGGGAGGTATAGACAAGTACATTACGGGTGATCGAAAAGGTCAATTCACAGATTTCTATACTAAACTTGATGATAGAATAGCTCTTCTTCCAGCATCTCATAAGAAAGCGTATCATAATTGTTTTCCCGGGGGTTATGTTGATCACGTTGTACGTGTAATTACTGCTGCATTCAAGCTTCACTCACTGTGGCAGGAAATGGGAACAAAAGATACCTATACAGAAGAAGAATTATTTGTCTCCGCTTTAAACCATGATTTAGGAAAAATAGGTAGTATTGATGAAACTTCAGTTCATCCATCTACAGACGAATGGAGAAAGAAAAATTTAGGAGAAATGTATACTTTTAATACTAAAATTGAATACATGACTGTTCCAGATCGTTCTTTATTTTTATTACAACAAGCAGGGATCCAACTTACAACTAATGAATGGATCACAATTAAAACCCACGATGGTTTATATGATGATGCTAATAAGGCTTATTTAAAGTCTTTTATGCCCGAAACTAAACCTCGTACTTCTTTACCTTTTATAATTCACCAGGCTGACCTTATGGCATCTAGAATTGAATTTGAACGTGAATGGCTAGATACCTTTTCGGGTCCAGCTAAAAAAGTAGAGAAAACAACAAAACAAGACCGAGTTAATGCTAACTTAGGTAAAATAGGTTCTACAGATAACAATTTAATGGATTTAGTTAAAAACTTATAAAATGACCATTTCAACTACTACACTTATTATTTTAATTAATGTTGGTATATTTTTACTACTTGGTTTTTTTTATGTAATATGGAATTTATTACGTAAAAATGAGAAATTAGAAGATATGAATATTGCTCAAGATAACTACATACAGCAAATATCTACTATAATGTCCGAATCTAACAAGAAAATAAAAGAAATAGATTCAAAACAAATTTTTCAATCAGATGATGAGATAGGTTGGTTTTTTCAAGGGATTAAAGAAATCCAAGAATATATTAACGACTATAACATCACTAAAAACAAATGATTCCTCCTATTGACGAATCTCTTAATGCTAAGATTCTAGCTGTACCTAAAAAAGATGAAGGTCCCCAATATACTAAAAAAGGGACTTTAAGACTTCGTAGACCAAAAACAAAAAATCAATATTTTACAGCAGATACAGAAGAAGCTATTATAGAGTATTTAAATGAAACAGATGATAAAAAACGTAATCAAATATATAATGATCGTATTTGGTATGGTTTTCATAAGTTAACAGAAAATATAATTCATACTTTTAAATTTTACTACACCGAAGTAGACACTATAGCCGAATTGCAACATGAAGTTACTGCTTTTCTTTTAGAAAAGCTTCATTTGTATAAACAAGAAAAAGGTAAAGCATTTTCTTATTTTGGAACTATAGCAAAACGTTATTTAATTCTTTATAATAATAATAATTATAAAAAACTTAAACAAAGAGCAACAGTAGAAGATATTGATGAAGATCAAACTATAAATATTGGGTTAATTAATGGGCAAGATGCTCCAATGTCAAAAGAGGGCCCTTCAGAATTTGTAGATTATTTAATTCAATATATGGACATACATTTATTTACATTATTTCCAAAAATGGAAGATGCCAAAACAGCGGATGCTATTATAGAATTATTTAGAAAAAGAGAAAATTTAGATATTTTCAATAAAAAAGGAATATACATATATATTAGAGAAATAACTGATCAAAGTACTCCTCAAATTACCAAAGTAATTAAAAAGATGAAAAAAACTTATAAAAAATTATTGTCTCAATATGTTGAGCATGGTTATGTAAGTATGGCACTGTAAATCTTTTTTTAATCTATATTTATATCCAAAGTATAACTTATGGATTTTTCACAAATTAAGCTGTTTGGTAATAAAAAATTCTCTGATCTTTTAAAAGAAATTCACGTTAATCAAAAAGATAAAGAAGCCCAACTACGTTCACTAATTGAAGGTTTAAAACCCTTAATCACATCACCAGGTGAAGCTACTATGATTGTACCCCTAATAAAGGAATACATGGAATTAGCGATTAAAAACGATGATCATTTAATAAAAATGGCTAGTGTTGTACAGCGTGCATTAAATAGTAAAGCAGCTGATAGTGATGAACTTTTAACTGATGCTGACAAAGAAATGTTATTTTCAACTTTACAAGAATTAGATACTAAAGTTGAAGATATTGAAGTAAAATCGGAACTAGTTCAAATTGAAAAAGTAGCTAATGGCTAAAAATTATCCTACATTAGGGAATTCTGCTATAGCAACACCTACAATAGTTCCTACTGTTGGTGATGCTAATACTATTTTTTCTGCTCGTGTTGTTGATGTTAATTTAGAACCTTCTTCTAATCCCTTATCTTTATTTCAAATCACTAATGGTTGGGGTTCTATTGGAGCTATTCGTTTTGAATCTTTAGATAAAAATACAAATACAAACGATCAAATTACAACTCAAGCTAGTATAGCATATCCAATGGATATTAATTTTAAAAAAATTCCTACACTAGGAGAAACAGTTTTTATTATTCAAGGCCCTTCTTACAAACAACTAACTACGGGTAATTCAGATTCATCTCAATTTTATTATTTAAATGCTATATCAGTATGGAATAAAAACCATTTAAATATGCTCCCTCCTACCTCAGAATATTCTAAAGATACTGATACTGTAGATAATACAAGTGTTTCTGAAGGTGTTCCTAATAATCCTGAAACACAAGTAGAAGAACCATCTCCAGGAAAAACATTTAAAGAAGAAGCTTATATTAGAAACTTGTATCCTGTAGAAGGGGATATAATTTTAGAAGGAAGATGGGGTAATTCACTTAGATTTAGTTCTACAGCCACACACACCTCAGAAAGTAAAGATACAGAAAGTCCCTGGAGTTCAGAAGGTATAGATGGATCACCAATTACTATTTTAAGAAATGGTCAATCAAGAGTTGATCAAAGTGCTTTTAATAATTGGTTCCCAATATACGAGGATATACAAAATGATGCTTCGTCAATTTATCTAACAGATGGTCAATTAGTTAAAGTTTTATTAGGTTCAACTAATTTTGATTCATTTGGAGTCGAAGCTGTACCTACTATAAACACTACTACTTTAATACAAGAAGTACCTGTTGAAGATCCTAATAGATCAAATGTAGAATTAGATAATACTGATATCACTTATGATACTGTTAATCAAGAACCAGATTTATCTACTGATATTCGAACTAAAATTGAAGATTCGGAATCTGGATCACCATTAGCAGGAATATTTAATAGTGAAGCAAACGTAAAAGAACAAGTAAAAGAAAATAAACAAATAGAAGAACAACAACTTAGGGATGGAGACGGTGAAATGACAAGACAAGCCCAAAACCGTAGACTTTCTTCAAGAAATAGAAGTTAATTATGGCTAAAGATATACCATATACTCCTGTTTTTCCTTATACAGGAAAACAAATTATAATTGATTCTGATAGAGTTACTCTGAATTCTAAGGAAGATATGACTTTTTTAATTGCAAAAAAAGCAGTATCTATTTCTTCAGGTGGTACAGTTAATATAGATAGTACAGGTATGACTATAATTAATTCACCAAAAATTAAATTAGGATTAAATGCGGAACATCCATTAGTAAAAGGAGATGTGTTATATGATTTGCTAAAAAATTTCTTTGGTTTTTTACAAGATAATGTAGTACCTGGATTAGAAGCGGCTTCAATTGAAGATTCACCTGTATTAACAGTACAACAGGCGGGAAATAATTTAAAAACAGCCGTTAAAAGGGCTGTAGAAGAATTATTAGAAATACAATCTAAAACTAACTTTACTCAATAAAAATTATGGCTGGTAAAGAAAATGTCATAAAAGCAATGGTCTTAGCTGCAAAAAAAACATTAGTTGGTTTTGCAAAAAAGTTAGATGATGGTATTATTAAATTAGTATATGGAGTTAACTTACCTAAAATCGAAAATGAACTTGTAGGTTTAGAAGAAGAAAAAAAACAAAACGAAGTTATATATACTAAAGGAAATGAACAATTTCCTGGAATTAGATCTAAAGAAACATATGATGATACTAATCAAAAAATTGGAGAAAAAAAATCAAAACTACTTAAATCAGCTCAAAACCCAATTAAAAACTTTGGTATTGCTCCTCTTACTTATCAAGTACAAAGAATAAATAGTTTTAATTTATGTAACCCTTTAACTTTAGGTATAAATGCTGCTTTCCCCCCAGGTAGTCCCGTTTCTGAGGGTTTAAGATCAGTACAAGCAGATCTAAAACGAATTCAAGATATTTTTAGAAATTTTAGAATAATAGCAGAAAATAGAATAGTTACAGCTGAATCAATTCCTTTTCCAATAAGAGAAGGAGAAATGAATTTTCAAATAACTTCTTCTTCTAAAATAAAACCTGGAACTATACTTTATATCCAACAAACAAATAATGAAACTATATCCGCTAATATGGTTGGTGTGGTAAAAGAAAATAGTGCTGAATTAGCAACCCCAGAAGTTTCACAAAACCTATCAGCTCTTAAAGCCCAAGATAATAGAGATAAATCTGGTGTTAATTCTGTATCTAATCCATTAGGATTAACTTCGGATCAACTTAATGTATTAAATGATCCTTCATTAACTCAAAAAAGAGAAGAATCAACGGCAAACGAACAATTTACAGGAATTGATTTAGGTAAATTACCTAGGAAAGCTAGAAGAAAATTAAAAAAAGCAGGACTTTCAACTAATATAAGTGTTGAGGGAACAGGAGATTTACAAAATGCTAGATTTGAAGGAACGGATCAAGTAGAACTTGATGCTGTTAAAAGTATTATTAATTCAACTCCTCCTAGAGGTGCCGATAGAAAAGATTATCCACCATATCCCCAAATAACCTTAAATTATGATGTAGAAATTCAAAGATTTGATCCATTTGATCCACCAACAGAAAAAGATAAAGCTGGAAATACAATTTTAGATGCAGACGATGATCCCATTTTACAAACATTTACTAATTGGCAAATAGAATACGCTACGGAACAAACATCAGATATAAGAGAATTAGCTGAAGATCTTC